TTAATATCCAGTACCCCAAGTATTGTCTGGGTTGCCGTCGTTTGGACCAACAGGAATGTAAATTCTAGTTCCGTTTGAATCAGAACCACCTAGCCAAACATAGCCATCTGCCACGTGAACGGAATCATATCTAAATTGAGACCCCTTCGGCCATACTCCGTAAATTGGCGCGTACAAACTAGGTGATCCAGTACGCAACACAATGCCTTCATTTACACCAATAGTGAATGTTTTAGCTGGTGCTGGTTTACTGTTTTTCCAAAGCTCCGCAATATCACCATCGTTCGCATAACCTAGTAATTTACCGCTATTTTCAACACGATATAGATTTTTACGGCCATTTAGTTTTTGTGTAATGGTTCCAACTTGTGTCCACAGTGTATCTGCGTTGACATGCTGTGCAATTGGTGCGTCTGGATTTTTATATATAGTAGTGAATCGGATATTTTGTCCTACTTTATATTTGGGTTTATTAGGCTTGCCAGGGTTTACAATAACATCCGAGCCATCTTCTGGCAATCCAGTTTGTAAATCTTGTGCAAACTGTGCCTTACTAATCCCCCAAGATGCCAAATAGCCGTATGGATCTGTGTGATTTCCACCTAAATTGTTTGTCACCCACAAATGAGTTTTTATGCCGTAACCTGTCGGATCGTCTAAATCAAACGTCACATTAATTTGACGTGCTAAATCACGTAATAAGTTAACGTAAGCTGCATAGTCTTTCTTAAACATAGCTTTATTTGAAGTATTGGCTAATTCGACTTGTGCATAAGCATAAGGGTTTGCATCTCCTGCTCCCCAAGCTATACGACCGTTTTCCGCTACCTGAAGCACACGGCCCCCTCCACCTACAACATATTGCGTAAACGCTTCTTGTCGTTGCCAGTTGTTAAGCATGTTATTGGCTTCGTTTTCTACACCAGCGTCCATATTTGCAGTATCGTGCGCAATGATGTATCGGTTAATAGTCATTGGCCAACCTGCGTTAATATTTCCACGGGTTTCGACTTGGTACGCATCCACATTGATTGTAGGCATAAAAAATAGAGCGACTAGCGCTCCAACTAAAATTTTCTTTTTCATTCGTTTACTCCTTGTCTTTTAAATTATATGCTGATACACCTGTTACTACTCCTAAAAAAGTTGCAATGGCATTGATAGTTAAAACAGCCATATCTGTTTGTTGCCAACCATAGGCTTTGCCTAACGTTGCTACTAAAACAGAACTAGCAGGAAGTACAGTGAGTACTCCCCATTTGATGATTTTGTAATACTTGTCTGGTAGTATCATTTTCAAATTCCTCCTAAGTATTTCGTGATTAAGTAAACAGCAACAGAAACCCCAATTCCTGCAATTGTTCGCCACGTCCACTTTTGATTCTCTTTTATTTCCGCAATATCGCCTTCATTGTTTTTGGCCATTGAGAGTGCTATGTCTGCTTTCTCTCTTAATTGTTCGTGATTATCCAACTTTGTCTCAATTCGTGCCAAACGATCGACGATTTCAATTAAAGGCTCATCTTTCAAGTTATCGTCTCCATCCCTTTAACAAAAAACCGCCTAGCTTTTGCTAAACGGTTTTCCTGTCATTTTAGTAAATTCCTCTTCTGTAATACAACTAGGCACAAATTCTGATACTTGTTCAGGCGTGAAAAAGCCCCAGTCATACATCAGTTTAATGTCATCATATGAATACATTATTTTGCACCTCCGATTTGCTCTTTAATCGCATCAATTTCTTTAGTATTTTGAAGCGACGTAAGCATAGTCTTAGAATTGATTTGTGCAAGCGATTCTGCTTTAGCAGTTAGTTTTTCATTTGCTTGTTTTAACTCGCTATTTGAAACTTCTAAGCTATTCGCAAGATTTTCTAATAAGTTTAATTTTTTAGAATAATCTTGCGTGACTGCTTCTTCCCATTTTTGTTCTGAAAAATTAAAGAATTGTGACTGTTCATTGCCCAAACCTCCAAGCGGTTCAATCTCTACAAAAGGTAAAGACGTTGGAAAATTATCCTCCACTTCGTGTTTTTCAAACCCCATTGGATATAATACTTTGTATATTACTTTCATTTGCAATTTCCTCCTTATACTGGCCACACATCTGGTGTTATCCACATTCCTGAAACATAAGAACTTCCATTACCAGATTTCACTTGTATTACACTATTTTGATCAATATAAGCACGGGCATCGGCTGGTTGATTTGCGTTCCTAACAAGCGAAAGTGCTGTTTGTGCAGGATACCCTTGATCACGTTTGTAACCTTTCGGTATAGTAATGATCCAACGTGTTTCAGTTCCTGTAGGCCAATTATCGCACTTAAAGTTAAAGGTTAAAAAAACTATATTTCCAATTCGAGTCAATTTTCCGTTTACATCTGTGATATTTGTTGTATCACTTCTATCAGCCATTGTTATTGCACGCTCAATCATGCCAGCTTGGACAGTTAACCCTTTAAACTGTAAACCATCTTGAAAATTCTTTGTTCCTAAAATTGTTTCATTTCCAGTCGCTTTAACAAGTTTTCCGTCAATTCCATCCAACCCATCAACGTGTGTTTTCATATATTTCGCATTACCATTTTCTTTTAACTGAACGATATCTGCCATTATGCGTCACCTACCTTTTCAAATGTAAAAACTGGTAATGCATCCAGTTTTTCTTTATCCATTTTAGACATTAAACCATCTTTTTCAGCAGTAGCATTGCCAGGAAGTGTTGGAATGATGGTTGTGTCAGGCAACGCTTTTACATCTGAAGCAGTTAAAACAACTTCACCTGTATGACCATTTACAGACGAAACAGTCCCTGCTCCAGTACCACTAATCTTTCCATCTACAAATTCATTCAATCCAACAACGCCAGCTGTACTAGTCTGTACGTCAATAGCTACGCCATCTTTTTTCACTACGTATAAATCAGGCATTTAATTCTTCATCTCCTTTTACTTTTTCAAACTCAACACCAGAACCACCTAGTTTTCCAGCTTCATAATCGGCTAAAATTAGTTTGAATTTTTCATATTCTTCTTGAGAAATCATAATCCCATCGTTAGGTAAATCTAAGTCTGCACGCGTAATAATAACTGCTCCAGTTTTTCCGTTAACAGATAAAACTTTTGCCTGTCCGCTCATTATCTCTGATAAACCAAGGATTGCTGAAAAATGTGTAATAGGAAAAAACTGACGTTTAATACCATTTTCATCAGTTTCCATCATTCTTTTAGCATCAACCATTATCTGCACCTTCAATCGTAAAAACATTTTGTTTTGGGTCATCAACTGTCGCTATGATTAACGCCCCTTCCTCGATTGGGAAATTGACTGTACCCACCAGTTCAACTTCATGATTCTTAGAAAATGAATCATCCTCTAAAATTTCTAACGTGTTTACATTGCCGTATTTAATGGTGTATAGCCGTTCCTCTAGCCGATGATACAAATATTCCATATCTGCCAATAAACGTTCAGAAATCGAATTATGGCGCACTCCTTGAATGTCTACACGTGCATCCATTAATTCGGCTAGCATTGTTCCGCCTGGATCAACAGTTTTTAAAATATCTTTGATTGATTCGAACCATTTTAGATAATCTGTTTCTTGGCCGTTCCGCCAAGCTTCAAATGTATCTTGTTGATTTTTGCGCCACTTTTCAAACTCTTCTTTTCTAGCATTCATCCAAGCTGTAAAATCGCCTTTGTTTTCATTGATAAAAGCGGTCATATCTGCAATTAAATCTTCTATTGATTGCCAATAGGAACCCATTTCACCTTCTGTTTTAGAAGCTGCATTCACCACAAAATAGGAAAAGTTTTGCGTTGCACCAATCAGGTTGTCGCCTTTATGAATACTGAAATATGCTTCCTGTCTGTGCAATGACTGCATAGAATATTCATCAAAGGTATACTGGATAATCCCTTTTTTGGCATTCACAATTTTTGCTGAACGTTGAATCGGATATTTATTATCAATAACCGATTCAAAAAAAACTTCGCAACCTGTTAAATCAAGTGGCAAAGCATTTTCAACTAGTATGGCTTCTAAGACTTCTGTGTTTCGATTTCCTTGTCGTACATTCTGAATCCCAATGTAATTGTAAGGTTCAGTTGTACTTAGCGTTGCTTGCCATTTAACCATTGAAAAATCCTCCTTTCGTTATTTTGGTGGAATAACAATCGATTGAATAGAATTAGCAAAATATAATCGGTCATATTTTGCGACAATTTGCCCTTGCTCGGCGTTCTGTTCTATGGTTTGGATACGTCCGTTATTTAAGCCGTAAATCACGCCCGTGTGACCATATGTTGGGTCTACTGTCCAACCTGTTCCCCATTGGCCACCTCGTCTAATATTGACGATTGCTCCTACTACTAAATCTTGATACGTTGGATTTTGGATTACTCGCCAACCTACCGCATTCCAATCATATGCTTCACCAATATCTGCAGCAGATGATGTATCACCAATTACATGTGAAAAGCCATAAATTGTTCCTGCACCTAAACCACAGCCGCCCATAAAACCAGAATATTCGGCTGGAACGGCATAACATTGCCCATTACCAAGCCATTTGCCCATTAAGGTCTCCAAATGTTCTATGCCAGCTTTTCCTGTTGCAGTAGAAGCTTTCAAATCTTTGAATTTGTCATACCATACTTGTGCATAGGTTTGTCTTTCTGGATGTGCTGCAGCTGGACGTTCAAAGTTTAATTCAAACGCATAAGCAGCTGTTTTAGGCGAGCTGACAACTTTAAATTCATCAACTGTTAATGGACTTACTTGTCCTAACCATTGCCCATTGAACATACACCAATTAATTAATTGAGCTTGGGCTAATGACGTCCTATAGTCTTGTTTGATACCTGCAGCTGCGATTAAGCGTTGTACATATTCTCGGCCATTCCAAGTTGGTGCGCCTACCAATGGATATGCTGAACCGTCCCATTGAACCCATCCGTAAGCTGGACCGCCTATTTGTTCGGTATCTGGGTTCATACTTGGACCAACTTCTCCTTGTACATTTCCGAGGATACCTGCAGCAGCTGCTTTGCTGTATCCGTTAGCTAATAGGTAACTCCATAAGTCCCAAGCAAATTTATCTGCATCGCTTGTAACTTCTGATGGATAACCACCTGTACCAGCTCCAGAACCACCACCACCATTTTGACCAGGGATAACTTCTTTGCCATTTAAAAATAACTTTTTAGCGTGAATCGTACTATCCTGACCATCTATTCCAATAAAATAAAAATCATTTCCCAAATGAAATTGCTGTCCCCCTGCAATAGCTATTCCAGTACCTTTTTTATTAGAAAAACCAATAACGTTGGTCTTTGGATCATCACCAGTTATGAGAAGTGAGTTACCATCTTTTATAACTGGATTTCCGTTTTCATCTCTTAAATCAGGAAAAGGATTTCCTTTCGTACCAATTGTCCCAATATGACTAGAGCCATTCCAAAATTCCATCCCTTTTCTAGTCAATTCCATGATTTTTTTCTTATTGTTCCAAATTTGCAAAGCACCAGCTACTAATTTTAGTACATCGCCTGTTGCATTATTAAAGCTTGTTTGTAAAACATTCGCGTTAATAATGCCCACTTTAATAAAATCAGCAACGATTTCTCCCTTAGAAGTCATAGCAAGTTCGAACGGACCATTCACGCCGTTGGAGGAATAACCCAAACCATTTAAGTTCCAGCGCCACACACGTTTTGCAGTAGCTACTTTGTTTTTGTCCATGATAAGAATTTCAGACGGGGCTTTTTCTGGACGAAAAACGACATGTCCACCACTGTTTCCAGTAATCCATGCCGTTGCATTTAAAACATTTTGTACTAATGTTTCTGTCCGATTATCAATTTTTTGTTTTAGCTCTTGAGTTTGATTATTTACTGTTGAGGTGTAAAGTGATAAATCATTCCCCAAAACAATATTTTTAAATTTACCTAAAGTCGGAAACCAAGTATATTCCACCATGCGCTCCGTTACTTCAATATCGACTTCTTTTGCTCGCACATGTACTACATCACCAAAACGCAAAGAAGAAAGCTCTTCGTACATGTCTTCATACTCCAAGGTGTGTTCTAATGCTACCATGCTAATAGTGTGCGTTACTTTCGGTTCATGAATACGGTCTTTATCGAACAATGACTGGCCCCATTTTTTAAGCTCATCAACTGTTTTACATTCCGAATTTTCACGTTTTCCAATTCTTCGATTACTATCATTTACACCAGCAATTTCTAAAAAACCATACGTGATTGGCTCCTTATCTTGGTCATAATCATTGTCTGGTACACCACCAATAAGAAAAAGACTGTTTATAATTGATTCGTCGTCATAGTCCTCATCTATAGCTTCCAAATTAATTCCAAAATCAATTCTAAAACCATTATCTGCTCCAATTTGTTTTACTAATTTCAAATTAAAGTTATCCATCTCTAATTCTCCACCAGTAACACCTGTTAAATTTTGGTTGCCATTGTTAGAACCAATAATTGCATCAATTGGTCCGACTTGTTTTGCTGTAAATTGATGTGTAGTACCGACATTCGACAAATAACTAAACCGTTGCTTAAACGTTAATGCAGATTTTAAATTGTTCATGATTTGCGTGCCATTTCCGTTAGCAGTAAATGAATTAATAATGAAATTCTTATTTGCCATAAAACCAATGTGTCTTGCTGTCACTGAAACTGACTGCAGATTTTTTTTAATATTGTAAATCTCAAAATATTGATATGACCCATCTTCAACTTGTGCCTTTAAAAAGTTTCCCTTTTTTAAGTACGAGCGATATTGGCCATCTCTTGCATAGTTACCATAGAATCGATACGCACCATTTAACACACGGTTAATTTCTGGTAAATCTTGCCAATCTGGCAAAGCCATTCCGTTATCATTTAAATTTTCAGGAATAGCCGTATATGCATAAATAAAATTTTGTGTCATAAATACGCGCTCCTATTCCAAAACTTAGCTTCTGTGAAATTTCCTGATATATTTAATGTATTTTGACCAGGATTCGTTTTTATCCAACTACCACGAGTAAACAATGGTAGCCCTTCTTGTATTACTTTTCCTTTTTCGTTATCAATAGTGACGATTCCTGATTGTGTACGCAAAATCGTTAGTGAGTTACTACCAATATTTAACGTAATATCGCCACCTTTTGAATTAATTTCGATATAAGGAAAAGCATTTTCATCACCGTGATCAGTAATTTCAATTGATTTTGTTTTAATCACTTTTGGTTGTTCGTTTACTTTTCTTTTAAACGGTTGACATCTAAATTCAACGTTAAAGGTATAAAAAACACCCCATTCATTTTTGAATGAAGTTGGTTTACTCATTGTACAAATAGCATCTAAATATTTATCTTCATCATTGTGAGTAATAAGTTTACTTTTACCAGTTAACCATCTTTTGACTGCCGCTAAATTTTCATATGGAATAGTTACATCTTCAATTTCATAATCAAAGGGTTCATAATCATTGAACGTTTCATTAAATTCACCACTTCTTCCGATAATCGAATACGTTTCATATCGTTTATTTGGTAAAACCTCTGACAGCTCATTTTCGATAATGCACCCCATATCACGAACTGCATTCAAATCTTTCCAAATGAAATTTGGTTCATCAGGATTCATAAAAATCACGTTGGAACACCTCCTAAGTCATAGAAAGCTTGCGCACTTGCTTTATAAAGCTTGCGATTCATTCGATCTAACTCACTCGGATTATTTGCATCTACTTGGCCAATATGAACATGTTGTTCAATAGTATTGCCACCTTTCAAAGCACCACCAATTCCACGAGCTTTTTCTTCTGGTGACAATGGAGTTACAGTTGTCTTGCCGTTTTTAGCGGTTAATAGTTCAGGACCAGCTTCACCAACAATGGCTTGACCATTTAGAATCGTTCCACCTTCTGCTAAATAAGGGATTTTTCCAATATGAAATCCTTTACCGCCAATTCCTGGCACCCATTTAGGTATTTTTATATTGTTTAATCCACCAATAAATCCATTGATTAACGTAATCATGGCATTGATTGGAGCTTTAGCTACTGCAGCGATACCTTCAAAAATACCACCAAAAATGTCAACAACACCTTGCCACGCTCTTGACCAGTCTCCAGTAAATACTCCCGTTACAAAATCAACGATACCGCCAAAAATACGCTTAATTGCATTTACGTAATCGCCAATAATTTTTGCAGCCCCATCCATGGCACCACCAATAAATCCTGTGATGAAATCAAAAGTAGATTTTGTCGTATCTTTCAAAACATTAAATACACCAACCACAATATCTTTAATTACTTTAAAGGAGGTATTGATAAAATCCCTAAACCAACCGATTTTATTATATGCAACTACGATTGCAGCTACCCAAGCGGCAACCGCCGCAATTACTAAACCAATTGGCGACGCAATAAAAGCAATAACTGGAATCAAACTACTAATGGAACTAGCAAGTGTTCCTAAAACTACTAATACTGGACCGATAGCAGCAACAACACCAGCTATCATTAATATTGTTTGTTTTGAACCTTCATCTAATGAACCAAACCAATTTGAAAATGCAGTTACAAATTGAGAAACTTTTTCTGCAATATCAGCTACTATAGGTATCACAACTTCCCCAACTTGTCGCATTGCATCAGCAATTCTTAGTTGCGCCTTTTCCATTTTTCGTGCTGGTGTATCATCCATTTTATCAAAAGCTTCTTGAGTAGCACCTGCTGAATCATTAATTTGTTTTAAAATTTCATTGTATTCAGAACCCTCACCTTTTGAAAGTGTTAGTGCTGCAGTTCCTGCTTCAACAGATCCAAACATATCATTTAATGCTAAACCATTCTTATGAGCATGTTCATTCATCAAATTAAGGACATCAGATAAATTATTCCCTTCATCCATTAATTGTTTAAATGATTTTCCTGCAATCTCTTTCAAAGCTTTATCAGCTTGACTACCAGTTTTTCCTAACTCATTTAACATGGCTTTTACCATAGTTCCAGTTTCTGCTGTAGCAATACCATTTTTGGTCATAACAGCATAAGCAGTTGATAATTCATTCATCCCTACATTATTAGCATTAGCTATTGGAATTACTTTCCCCATAGATGAAGCTAACTCATTTACAGTTGTTTTACCTAAATTTTGAGTAGAAATTAAATAATCCGAAATTTTTCCTGCATCAGTAGCTTTTAAATTATATGCATTAATCGTTGTTGTTAATAAATCTACCGCAGTTGCAGTTTCAGTAAAACCACCCTTAGCCAATTTAACTGCATCACCCACAAAATTAACAGCATCAGCTTGATCAACTGATGCTGATATAGCTGAATAAACTGATTCAGAATATTCTTCAAAGGACACACCCATATCTGTTGCAGTTTTTGCAATTTCATTTTTATATTTTTGAAAATCAACTTGACTTGAATCTAAAAGAGTAGAAACTTTAGCAAATTGTGTTTCTACTTCTATTGCTTGCTTAGTAGCAAAACCACCTATTGCCATGATAGGTACTGTCACACCTGCAGTTATTTTAGTACCTACTCCTTTAATTTTTTCGCCAGCTTCACCTATTTTTTTTATATTATCTGCAGCAAATTTTGAAGCTTTTTCTTGCTCTTTAAGTTCCTTATTGGTTTTGTCCAACGCATTTTTTAAATTATTTTCGGCAGTTTCGGCTTGTAGCAAACGATCATATAATTTTTTACTTTCTTTTGAATTTTCACCAGTTGCTTTTACCGATTCCTCATACTCTTTTCGTAACATTTTGGTACGTTTTTCAGCTGCTTCTGTTTGCACTTGTAGCTTTTTTTGTTGAGCTACTAATTTTTGGGTTGCAGTAGCATCATTCCCTAATGCTGAAATATGAGCCTTGTACTCTTTTGCTGCGGTATTCATCACTTGATTAATTTCTTTTATAGTTTGTGCATATTGTACCTGTCCATCCATTTTAAATCGTAAAACAACGTCTGATTCATGCTTTGCCAAGTTCTCACCTACTTTCTAATTAAAAAATGGTGTTTGATCCATCGTATAAATCCTATCATTCTGTTCAAACTCGAACGCATCAGGATTATTTCTACGCAAATAAAAAATGAACTGCTTTAACCAAAAATTTGGCGTACAGTTCATAAAAAAATTTACATCCCAACCAAACAAGTCCATTGCTACATTTAAATAAAAATCCCAAGGAATTTCTATTTCTTCCGCTTGTTTCGATTTTGGCTGCGCTTGTTTCGATTTTTCGGTTGCTTTTTTACTGTTTCTAAATCTTTTTGTTGGAAGTTTCCGTTCACGAAAACATCCATAACCGTTTCATAAGCACTGACAATTTCATTAATTGCAATGGCACCTTCTAACTCTTTAATCGTACATTCAGTACCACCAGCTCGCACCATGCCGTACATCAATGAGCGAATAATTTTTAATTCATTACCACGTAACGTTACTTGATCTTTTTGTAGCATTTGATTCAAATCTTTTTCAAAAATAGGATACGGCTTTCCATAAGCTTCTTGAATATAATCTAATGCTGACATTGAAAACATAATAGGAATTTTTTCTCCTTGTATTTCTAAATAATCAACATTAATATTTACATTTACTAAATCGCGTAATTTTGCCATTATTATTCACTCTCTCTTTCTCCAAGTAAAGAATCCTCCAACTGAGATTCATCATAAATTACTTTACTCATGAATTTTTCAACAGTCATATTAGTTACACTAGAGCGAACAGAATTATAATCTGATTTAATAACATCATTAACTAATAAACTTGTCGCTGTCATCGTACAAGAAATATCTTTAATATCCATATCTTCGGTTGCTGTTTCAAATTCATGTTCTTCCGCAATGGCAAGTTGAACTTTTGGATACCAAAAAGCACTTTTTTCACCATTAGATAATGGTCCAATAGCACCTACCGCAAAATATGGCATTTCTTTAGGTGTTGATTTTGAAAAAGAAACACCATTCTTACTAACAGCACCTTTCATTTTATCCCAAATAGCAATTGGAATAGCCACGTGATCTAATGTTAATTCATGCTGTGTTTCTCGACTTACACGTGCAAATAGTTTATTAGAAGCCCATTTATCTTTTGTGCTACCATTACCTTTAATGCCTAATTTTACAATGTTTGGCAATCTCCAAATTTCACTATCAAATGTCGGCCCCGAACTTACTGTTTCTGATTGTATCCACATTACAATGAATAAATCATCGATACCAATTGGATATAATAATTGTTTGTCTTTCGTACTAATACTTGACATGCTATTCATCCTTTCATTTTATTCATTATTTTTTTAGTCATAATCATCTCTATTTGACTTTTATATTGTTCAAATGTTCCGCTGGCAAAATGTTGCGCTTTTTGATTTACTGTTCCATTTTCAGCGAATCGCCAATAAAAAGCTGTATCTTCAAAAACTACTTCTACACCTTCATTAGTTACTTCAACTTTTAATTGATCTCGCATATGTTTCTTTTTAAGTAATGATTTAGGGACTTTAGGAAGTAGTTTATTCAAATAAAAATTTGCAGCTTCTTCTAATGATTCTTTTGTTATTTCTTCTGTAACTTCCGCTATCGTTCCTAAATGATTAGCCATATCTAAAAATCCGTTATTACTCATTGTAAATAGTCACCTCTGTATAAAAATTAGTAATCGTATCATCATTTTCATCTCCTTGTATAGAAGAAAAACCATTAAAATGAATACTATAATTTTTAAAGCTTTTTTTTAACGGATTCAAATCTTGTTCAATTCCTTTTGTAAAAAGCGATACTTGATATAATCCTTTAGACACAATAAATTTATTTGAAGCCCATTTTTGAGTTTCTCCAATATACGAATAAATAAGATACGGATATGGTGTATTCTTTGGTGCTTGATCTCTAAAAACTTTATAGCCAGAATCCAAGAGTGCCTTTTTAAATGTTTCAAAATCAGTCAACATAAGCCAAACTCAACTCCATTTCTCGTTTGTCCATATTTGTGTAAATACGAGTGATTTTATAGGTCACAGAATCGATTCTAACAGCGCTAAACTTTTCTGTGATAGATTTATCCAATCTCACTTTAATCCGTCTGACAACGTCTGTTTTGGCTTGCTGTGAAAGATATTTTTCTTGTGCAGTTACTCCAATATCTTCGTACCATAAAAGCCTGTTAAGTTTATAGGTTGTAACTACTTTATCGTTCGAATCTGTTTCTTCTTTTACATTTAGTAAGTCTGCTTTCCAACGAAACCTATTCGTCTGCCTCTTCGGCATGTTGAATCACTCCTTGGATGATAAATGGCGTGATCGCATTCAACGCCTTATCTAATTCATCTTCTGAAACACGATATTCATAAGCAATACCAGCAACCATCAAAATTAAATATTCTTCTTGCCCTCCAGTTGCAGTTTTTACATAATTTTTTGCCATATTTAAATAAAAAGAGAGCATGGAATCATCCATCCCCTCTTCAAAATGAATATGTGCTTTGAATTTTTCTTCTAAAGATAATGTTTCAGCTTCGTTATTCACATTAACCACCTACTGGTTTTGTAATTTCATAACGATAAACAGCTGGCTCGAATGGTGAGTAAACTAATTGGCCATCTAACAAGTTGTAAATTTGGAACCCAACTTGATTTTTTCCAGAGAATTTTTCAACCAATTTTTGAATTTCTAACGCTCCAATAACTTCTTGAATTTTGAAAGCAGAAAAATCACCAAAATATAATACTGGTGTATCTGGTTCACCTTTTTTATCTGCTGCATCGGTCCAATCAACTGGATAACCAACTAATTGATAACCAATACCACCTTCTGCTTGCGTGAATGGTCGTAACAATGGGAATCCATCATCTGTTTTCATTTTTTCAATAGCAGTTAAAGCTGCACGATTAATAATAAAACGACCTTTTTTCATTACTTCTGTTACTGGTGTATTTTTAAATTCAATCAATGCATCATATAATTTTTGACCAGCTCCTGCAGCTGTTAAATCTACAGGTTTTTCAAATGCAACAGCTTTTTTAGCTAAAGCTCCTGGGTTTTCATTTCCTGCATCGTCGCCATTAAACATATAATTAATTTCTTTGCGAACATATGCTTTTTTCAATTCTTCTACAACAATATCTTCTACTGGCACACCAGACATTTTTAATAGTTTTTTCGTTACAGTTGCCAATGCATCAAATTCTGCTGGATCAAGTAAAATTTCGTCAAATTGAATCGCTGTTTCAGCAATATCTGTCGTACGTTCTTTTTTGTTTACATTAGCCTCTGCTTTTTTCACAAGAATTGGATACTTCACATCGCCAGCCGTGCGAATCACCGTTCCGTATTTACGCAATAAGTTTTCTTCTTGAGCATAAGAAATCACTTCGGATGCAATCACTTCTGGTACTGTCACTGAACCATTGCCTGTTTCAATACCTAATGAACGTGCTTCACTTTCTGAAATATTACCAATAACAAAATCAGCAAATGCTTTACGAATTTGTTTTTCACGTTGTTCATTAGACATCGCATTTCTAGCCTCCATTCCTTCATGAATTGTGCGTAACAAGCCATAACGCTGTTCTTGACTAATCATGCCGCCACGATTTTCTTCGTTTTTATCATTGTTATTTTCGTTCGTATCTTTTTCACGATCTTCTTTATTTTCATCATCAGTATTATCGGATTTAGCGGTTCCATCATCGCCTTTACCGTCACCAGATTCTGAATTATCATCCCCTAATTCAGCTTTAATGGCTTTTAATTCATCGATTAAACCATCAATTTCTTCATTAACTGAATCTAAATCTGCTTCACGCACTTCTCCAGATTCAATTTTGCCTTGTAAATCACTTAATCGTTTCTCGTGACGAGCTTGTAATTGACGCAATAATTCTTTGTTCATAATAAATTCCTCCTACGCTTCAAGCGCTGTTTTAATTTTTTCAATTAATTTTTTTCTAGTTTTAATATCTTGCTTCATTTCTTGTTTGTTTCTTGCTAGTGCTGCTTCTGTATCTTCGTAAGCAGGCAAAGAAACAATAGAAACTTCATACAATTCGACTTCATGGATAGTTCTTAAAACTGGGTCTGAACTATAATCCCAAGTTTCTTCCGTTGGATAAAAACCAAAGCTACACTGATTAATGTCCCCACGTGACATTGATTGAATCAAGTCATTGGCAACAGTTGTATTGGGCAACTCAACTTCAAATCGTAGTCCCTTATCATCTTCTTCAAGTTTCAAAGTTCCACTTCTTGTGCGCCCTAATACTTTGCCCCAGTCATGATCGAATAAACAACGAACATCAGAATTTGACAAAGCACGACTGAAAGCTCCAGGCTTAATCACTTCATTTAGGCCTTCCCATAATTCTGTTGGACTATTAAACACCGCCGCATAGCCAGTAACAATCTGTGTTTGACTATCTTCTTCGCTTCTTGTTTTAAGGTTTGTGATGTCAAATGTCCGAATTTCCTGTTTCTTCATTCTTACCACCTCCCTTCAAGTCATCCTCTGTTGTCAATGAATTATCGGTAGCATTCTTTTTGCCGATTTCCGTTAAATCATTTGAAATATAGACGGCTTGTGTTGCTTTAGTATTTTGTCTAGGAAAACCAAGCATTTCTGCCACATTATCAGGACTGGTAATACCAGTTCGAACAATGTTGTACCCAATATTTGTTTTGGTGGAATAAGGTACAAAGTCCAAAATATTAATTTTCCATTCCACTCGATAACCAGAATTAGGCACAAAAAAAAGAGCCGAGTAATGCTCGCTCTTATTTTTTAATATTGGTTTAATTGCTTTGTTGTGCAGATACATCATTGCTTTTTCAATATCTGTTCTCATTAATGCTTGATAAGTATTTACATCTATTCCTAAAAATTTTCCTAGGTCTTTTTTGTAAACACCCAAATAATTAAGAATAGCTGCATCATCAATTGGGCTTTTTAAAGTATCAATTGAGTATCCTTTACCCAAAGGAATCATTTTAACTGAATGACTATCATTATCTTGCGTTTCTTCCAACTGATTTAAAATAGCTTTTACTATCTTTTGTTGAGCGCTGTTATTTGGATTGATATGCGCATCCAGCTTTAACAAGAAAGCGAGCAAGCCGCCTTTCTTATATTTTTCTGTCAAAACCTTTTCAGCACTTAAAACACCTTCTAGCGTGCTTTTTGCAAGATCAATAATTCCAGCACCTTTTAAGGAATCCACACCAATATTTTTTATATGACGAATCATACTCCCTGGTATTGGTTGGCCATTCATTGAAAATTTTTCAATCAAACGATCATCTAATTTCGTTTGAACACCATATCCTAAATGTAACTGGTCATTATCTGTAATAGGAAAAGCTTCTCCATTGATTAACAATGTATTTGTTTCAAGCTTTGCAAATTCAAAACCAGTTAAATAATCATTAGGATTTTTCAATATGTTTAGCAAGAAATGGTTTTTGACTTCTTCGCCATCAGGGCCAATTACTACTGGCTCTGCTAGTGCAACTTGATTAGAAATATCTTGTACCAATTCATAAACATCAGACGATTCCATAATAGAAGAATCGTTAACAAAACGTTGTGAATATCTTGTTACATTGCCATAAATATCTTCAATCCAGCCACGCTTTTCCAAAAATCCATATACTGCATTTGAAAGTCTATCTCTTAGCTTCAAAATCTCACCGCCTTTCTATTATCGATAGATAGAATCTAAATATTCATCCATATCATCTTCGTTTACATCAATCATTTGATCCATTGTTTCCTTATGCGCACAAAGAAAAGCAACAAATCCATCGATCTTTTTCTTTGACTGGTTTTTACTTGGTACTTTACGACCTTGAAAATCCATTTTGACAACCACATTTAAAGCGCAATACAAAAATAAAGGATTATCAAACATAATCCTTTGCTCATAAAATAATCGCTCGGCATCTTCAAGCGGCGAGTTCAATACTCTTGCGTACTGATCAACTTGCACACATTCCAAGCCTAAATTTTCCAATTTTTCAACTAATCGGTCACTCATTGCTGGATCATAATTGACTTGTTGAACATCATAAAAATCCATGCAATCTTCAATAAAATGAAATATTTGTTCTTGGTCAATTAACTTACCATCACAAAATTCAACAAATCCTTGTTCTGCTAATTCAGAATACGGCACATTATCTTCCTTTTCTCGAAAATCAATATTTTCACTAGGAATAAAATATAATTGTTTTACTTTGAGTATCGCTCTTCCTTCGGCATCCCATGTAGGAAAATTTAATGATACGCAAGTTAAATCTCGGCTTTTAGATAAGTCCAAACCAATCCAACAAGGCTCCCCACTTAAGTTTCCTAATTCATTTGTGGGAACCAAACACGGTTCCACTTGATCTTGTTCAAAGAAATTATCTACACCATTCACAAACACATCTAAATGCTTCGTTAAAAATTCAGCTTTCGAGTGAGCGGAACGTTGCGCAGTTTTAAAGGCTGATTCTAAAGCAGACAAATCAACAGATATTCCCCAGTTAGGATTGCACATTTCCCAAACTTTTTTATCTGTCCAATCGTATCCTTTATTTGGTTCATAAATCAAAACAAAGTTTGAATCATTATCATCACGCTTCAAGACTTCTTTTGCTTCTTTATAAACACGAATACCAACCGAACTACTTCCTTTACCAGCTGTAGAAATATTAAACATTAACGGCTGTGGCAATGAAATTTGTGCAGATTTAAAGTTATCGTACTGCTCCATTTTCTCTTGTTTATGCAGCTCATCATTTAAAACAAAATATGGATTGGAACCTTCTATGTTATCAATGTTTTTTGTCTGAACAATAAACTTATTTGTATAAGCCATATCTCCATGTAAATAGTCATACGTAATACTTGAAACGGTGCCTTTTGGACCTTTAAATATTTTAGTCCCATCTAATAGCACTGGATTATTTAGGATAGTAGCGGCAAAAGGCTTAGCAGCATACTGAGCTTGCGCAAAATCAGAAGCACATGCATAGCAATCGACAGATAAGGCACCTTCGCCATACATAGCATACCCCAACGCCCCTACGGCTATTAATGTTTTCCCATTTTTCTTTGGTATTTGTACGTATGCCTCACGAGTAACACGGACTACTTGCCCTTTTTCATTTTCTTTTACCCAGCCATAAATCCAAGAATAAATGAATTTTTCCCATGGCTCTAAAATAAATGGTTTACCTACCATATCGCCTTTTGTATGAACAATAAAAGATTCTACCCAGTCCATCATTTCATTTGCACGATCAACATCAAACCAAATATCTTTTCGTTTCTTCCATCGATACCAACGATCTATTGCTAAACGAACCGTTTTTGGATATTTCTTAGAATGCTTTCGAACTTCTTTCGCAAATAAATCAGCATAATTTACACCAGGTTCAATCATGTTTCATTCCCTGCCTTTTTACGCCATTTTTTCCGATGTTCTGCCAATTCATCTACAGGCTTTTCTTCTGGCCGTTTCATTTCTTCATCTGCTCTAGCTGTTGAACCACCAGTAATTTGTCTGCCTGTTTTTGACTTATTGGTCAATCCTAATAAATCCAATGCTTTCATTTTTTTATCGGCCCAAACTTCGACTTGTTGCGCTAGTGGATGCTTGCTATTGTTAGTAGCTCCAGCCTTGTTTGTTGTTTTTTGGGTTTCGGGAAATCCTTTTTCTTTCCACAGCATGTATTTGTATTGGTAAACTTCAAAAATATCCAAGTATGATTCAATCAATGGATCAAGAGTAATAGTGTATAAATCAGACTTGCGCATAATTTCTAAAATTCGCGTTTTTTCGTGATTAACTTTTTCATCAATAATCGCTTTGCGTTGCGCTTTTGTGGTCATTTTTTATACACCCCCCTTTTATTTTTAAAATTTTTGACCTAACGACACGCGTGACTGCCCCCTACCCTATCCCCCGACAAAAAATTTGAATCAGATTTGATAGGGGGGCTTCATTTTTTAAAATAAGATGGAAAAACTTTTTTCTCATCTGTTTCATTTTCTTCAATCACATGACACTTCGGACACAACAAACGAATATTGTTTGGATCAAGCTTGAGCATTTCGTTCTTCTTGATTGGAATCACATGATGCCGATGTGCTTGCCTTCCAAATACAAAACGGCCACATCTTTGACAACAGCCGTTTTCTCTTTCATAGACAAAGTCAGCGACATCCTGCCATGCTTTTGTTCGATAAAATGATTTGTTGTCATGATGATAAACATTGATTGGCTTTTTCTTTTTTCTTGACTTCCTAGCATGTTCTGAACAATAAGCTCCTTTTTCTGTTGTATTAGAGCAACCTTCAAACTGACAATAGCGCATTATTCAGATTCTTTAATAATATTGAGAATTTCACCTTTTGCACGTACAGCACTTGGGATCTCAATACCTTTTCGTTTTGCATATTCACGCAATTCTTTTACATTCATTTCTTCTAATACAACAGATTCATCATCAGACGGAACAAGCTCATCTTGTTCTTCATCATCAGCAGCACTTGCAGTTGTTAATAATCGTTCGCCTTTAATTCCATCAGTATCAATCGTTACATTCCCAACAGTAATTGGTAAACCACCAACATATAAATCAGCTTCTTTACTTAGCATTGATTCAGGATTTTCAGTAACTTCAAAATCAGGTTCTTGGCCTTTAGGAACAAACACATTTCTTTTTTCTTCGGTATCCCAATACTCTGAACCAGATGCTGAACTTCTAATTAATACACGCATTGTTTTGTTAATCCCCTTTCAAAATGAAAACTCTACTACACTTAAAACAAAAAAGACTGCATATAAATGCAGCCCTCGTGAAAGGTAGTAGCGCCAATTTGTTTGTCCGAACATTCATTGACGATCTATATTATTTAAGCAGCTTATGCCACTTACTGGAACAATAGGACTCGAACCTATACTAACGGTTTTGGAGACCGCTGCTCTACCGATTAAGCTATGCTCCATTAACTCTCGCAAACCTGTAGAAAAAAGAGAGAGGAAATTCACCTCACTTCTTTAGTTTTATAATTGGTGGTTTGCGAGAGAATCTAAATGAGATCACAAGTGACTAAACGAAGAAAGTAGAATTTTTTTACTTCCTTGTAATCTCAAATCAAAAAAATAAGTAGGCAATCGTTCCGTTAATGTATTTGTGTAAGTGTGTCGCATTTCTTATTTTTTTGACACTATCATAATAACCCGTTTCAAAGGTATATGAAGTGTAGATAAAGTGTATAAAAGAGGTATAAAAAGTGTAATAAATGGCTACTTAAAAGCAACCAGTTCCAGTGCCGAAGCAAATTGAACACTGCTTATTTTATATTAATTTACGAAGTGTTTTACCTTCATCATTTAAGAGCCATACTGCAACAATTTTAAAATCTTCGTAATATGGCAGGTTAATTGCAGTTGTTTGCTCCTTGCCAAATGTAATGACAATCGGGTTACTATTGTTAAAAACTTTAACTGCGTCACTATCACAAGAAGTCCCTGAAACCCCTCCGATATAGTCCACTAAAAGTTTCGCTGCTTCTTTACCTTCTAATTCTTTTTTATTAAACTTATCAATTTGCAATAACATATAAATCTTCCTTTCTGTCTGTCTTTTTTTGCATATGCTAGCAATCGCCAAATATATCCCTTGCAAACTTGTAGAAAAAAGAGGAGGTTATTCACCTCACTTCATTTTATTGAGAACGTATGTCTGCAAGTGACCATCGAAAGTCAAATCAAACGGTGACTAAACCAGAAAGTGTTGTGTAATGTGTCCATTTCTTTGACTTTCGATGTTACTATATTAGCACTCAAATTCGTATAAAAACCGCCAACTTTCCGCCAAAAAACCGCCAAAATTTTATTTATAGGCAATTATTTTTCCATTGCGGTAAGCTTCTGCGAATTCAATCAAAGCTTCTGATTTCATTCTTTGAATACTTCTTTCGGAATAGCCGACTTCTCTAGCAATCTTGTAATTAGAGTAATGGTCCTGCACACAGAAACTATAGTGCAAAATTTGTCTGCTAGTTAGGCTTAATGCCATAAGCCCAGATAAAATTGCGTCTCTTTCTGCTTCTGCATCTGCTAATTGTACTAGCGCATCTTCTGCTTTGTTCCCATGACTTTGGCTTTTAGGCATATCTGTAATAATTGGTGATTTTAAATCTATCAAAGAGCGACCAGCTATTCGCTCTAAACGTCTAAAATTCTTCAACACATTTCTGGCATTCGCTTTTGTTTGTCGAAAATCTACTTCTTTTAGCAATTGAATCAAGTGGAATCGCTCCTTTTGTGGTATAATAATAACGACTTTTCCACAAAGTTATCCACACATTATCCACAGCCAGAGCAATCTGGCTTTTTTGTTGGCAGCTTTCTTTACTCATGATAAAATATTTTTATTGTGACCAATGTTTGGGGCAAAGTAACCTCACATATCACAAGCTACCACTTTTCTGGTAAAATATTCTTCTTAGTCAACCAGTGGTCGGTTGGCTTTTTTATACTTGATTTTTTATAATGGGTTTGGTATAAAAATACTATAAAAAATAAACTTAATATTATTTCTTACAGAACTACCTAGCGGAAACTAGGTAGTTTTTTTATACTATCATTTATTATTCTTCCAATGCCCATCCCATTAATTTACTCATTTCAAATACTACATTTCGTCTTACTCCAGTTGAAATACCTAGATAATTAAATTTTAAAACATCCCATTCTAAATCAGTTGTAACTGTTTCAACATGCCTAACATCTTCAAACTTCATTGTTTCACCAGTCGGTAGCCATATGATCAAACTTTTTGATTTTTCCATTTATTATCCCTCCACCTTCACAGCAAACGGCCAATATCGCTCGTCAATTGATTTGATTACTGATTCAGTAAGTTTATATGCTGAATCGTGCCAATTTGTTAGTTCTTCATACTCAACAAGTCTAGCATCAGTTCTACCACTAAAAAGTTGCACTAAATATTTATGGTCAATAACTACTTTATACAACTGCTCTTTCTCGACTTCGTAGCCAAACAACTTCATTCTTATCAATGTTTCAATTGGATAATTCGTAGTATCGACAAGCAAATCTTGAAAATCACTTCTCTCATTTCTATTTGTATTAAAAGCATTTATTAAAACACCACCAAGTTCCCAATCTAACTCTTCAAAATTATCTTCGAACCAATCAGCTACAAACTGCGGTATCACGACTTTTTTCGGTTCGTCTAGTAGTATCACGTGCGACAACGAATCATAAATGCCTTGTTCATAACCGTTGTCATAGCTTAAACTTTCGGTGCTACATTCTAATTTCTCTAATATGTCTATCAATTCTTGTTTATCCATCGCTGTTTCCCTCCTAAAGCAAGCTACCATCGATTAACAATACTTCGCCGTTTTCTTCAAGATTTTCTAATTGATTAAAGGCTTCTTCTGCACCCAATTCTCCACCATCTTCAATACGACTTTTAGCAAGCATTTTGAACGCTTCGTATTTATCAATTGTTTTCATATCATCCAAAAACTCTTTTTCGTCCTCTACATCGCAAACAATATTCTTGTAAAGTTTTAAACATTGTTTTTCATCCTCAGCAACGATTAATGCAAAATAAGGTTCTTTAATTTCGTAAAATTTCATTTATTTTACCTCCTGTTCCAAGGCCCACTGGCTAAATGCTTGGATAACTTGTGCCAACTCTTTGTTTTTCAATTTCATGAATGCTATATTTTCTTTTCGGTGCGGCTCTCCATTAACATGTAAGAACCTAGAATTATATATTGTGTTGTAAAAATCGGAATCGTCTAGCATGTCATTTTTCAACCAATCCAGCACAATCTGCTGACTTTCGTTGAGCTGCGCCTGTACACTTTCATCTGCCTCAAATGCTTCACTTTCCAATCTTTCCCAATCGCTACTATGCATCTCAATGAATTCAATATCTGATAACCAAACGGCTTTTTTACTCATTCTGCGACCTCCAATAGTTCTGGGTTCTCGTAGACATTTCCGATAACTAATAGTTCAAAAAGTGGGTATGTCGTATTTGGATCTCCTGAAAACGCCCCTAAAAAAGTGTCATAGTAATCTACACCCTCACTTTTAAACACGAATGAACAGTCTTCCCAAATAACATCAGTAATGTATTCTGAAATACCTTCATTTGTTACTTCTATTATTTTCAAAATATCCCCCTCAAAAATTTCAACGCCGTTCTTGTCTTTTACACCTGTTGATTGCATGAGGATATAAGGGAATTCATCCCATTTCAAAGTTGTATCATAACTTCCTATCTCTATTTCAGACGTACCAGGACTGCCTTTAATCTGAAAATCCGTAATTATGGCCATCATGCTATTCGAGTCATCAAACAAAGGTGTAACATTTTCTAGCATTTCTTTCTCGTAGGTATCCCACACTCTAAACTTTGGAGTCATCTTCTTCACTCGCTTTCTTAAATTACAACATCAAATCCCCAAGAAAAGCTTTTTTCATTTCTTTATAGATGGTTAGTTCATTTTCTGCCGTCGCTATTTCATCAGTGATATGATCCATCATCCGAACAAAGGCTTTTTGGGTTTCTCGATTGAATAACTCTATTGGGAAATTACCAATTTCCTTTTCTTGTATATTGATACCTGTTGCATACTTTGCAATAAATTTGTCTACATTTCTTTGTAGAATTAAATTAAAATACTTAGGCTCAATTCCATTTTGAGGAATGATCACAACTTCCTTTGTTGGTACTTCCCTAGGATATTCTAGAAAGTCTATTTGGCCTTTCGTAGCCGATATTTGAATGGTTGATGTTCCAGCAGGATAAATGTATCCTGCTTTCGCCCTTCCAAATTCTGCCACATCTTCTAATTTGACACATTCAAAGTTATCAAAATCAATCATAATAGGCTCAATTGCTCCCCTTCCGTCGGTTCTGCTCTCTTTATTCGTCGTTTTGGTTTTTGATTATCCTTATACCCAACATGTTCCGAAAAGAATGAAGCAAACTCTTTTATTTGTCTATCAGCTTCTGGCGTAGTTCCAACTAAATCATTCATCATTTTGGCTAGTTCGATATTATTCTTTGCAATCTCTTGCTCTGTTTGTTTCATTTCTGCCATTATTTCAGATAGTGGCTTTACAGGTTCTGGTTCAAAAGTATCAACATAACGAGGTATGTTTAGATTAAAGTCATTTTCTTTCAATTCTTCGATAGTAACTACACTGCTAAACTTATCAACTGCTTTTCTTGATTGGAACACTTCTAAAATTTTAGCAACATGTTCGTCTTCTAAAACATTCCAAGCCTTTTCCTTTTTAAATTCATTGCTGGCATCAATGAATAAAATATCTTTATTTAATCGGTTCTTTTTTAAAACTAGAAGAACCGTCGGAATATCAGTATTCATAAATGCTTTTGCAGGTAGTCCAATAACGGCATCTAGCAGATTCTTTTCAATAAGTTTCTTGCGAATCTTTTCTTCTGCAGCACCTCGAAACAAAACGCCGTGCGGTAAAATAATAGACATCACACCATTTTCTTTTAGTTGATGGATACCTTGTAATAAAAAGGCGTAGTCTGCTTTTGATTTTGGTGCTAATACATCAAAATCCGAAAAACGCTCTTGCTCTAAATACTCTTTTAATGGATTCCAAGGGAGCGAGTAAGGTGGATTCATGATGACCGTTTCCGATTTAGTCGCTGATACTTCATCAACAATTTCAATAGAGCTAAACTCAGTTGATTTTGTTAATTTGTATATTGCTTTAAACTCACGACTTAATGAATCACCATGTAGAACTACGGCATTTATATTTCTGATTGCTAAATTAAACAAGAGAAATGGCAATGCACGATCTGAAAACTCCTCACAATAAAACTGTGCATCAGGATTTTCTGCATATCGTTTAATTGTTAAACCGCCAGTTCCTGCACAGATGTCTGCATTGGAACGAGTCGCCCCAAGAACTCCACTGGCAACCCGAATGATTCCGTCTGGTGTAAAATCTTGCTTCTTGCCTTTTCGGTCTGAATGTTCCGCTTGAAAATACTCTGTGAACCAATCAAATGATAGGTCTTGTTCTTCTTTAAAAAAGTTGGTAAATAGTAGTTCTCGTTCGCTTGGACTACTTAATATTTCAATCAATTTATAGGAAGCATGAAAGCTTTCATCAACACCTAGCAGTTCATTTATTTTTTCTGTTGTTAGTTTCATTGTTTTGAAGGAGCAAAAAGCTTTTTAATCGCGGCCGCAAACCTCCACTCCTTTCTCACAAATTCACTGGCTCTTTTTTATAACCAGCATCAATCAAAATTCCATCAATCACATAAAGGTCCGTTTTCTGCTTTAAACTAGCCTTAAATTTTTTGGCAATATTTCTAGCTATTTCTAAAGTAACGACTTCATAAGTTTTAGCCAGTGCATCCGCAATGATAGCGGATGTTGGCGTATAATAAATCTCAAGCAAAATGAACACTCACTTTCTACGAGATTATTCTTCGATTTCTTCTTCATCATCTTCAACTGTCTTTTCAGGGAAAATGATGTTCTCTTTGTTTTTGCTCCAAGAATCAGCAAATGGCGCAAAATGTTGGCGTGCGATTTCTACTTGATTGATTAGATTATCAACTGAAACATCATGATCAGCCGCAATTTCTTCTAGCGCTTCCCCTTCATCGATCCGATGCAACACGCCACGAACGTTAATCGTTACTGATTCTGGCCATTCGATAGTCGTTGCCTTCTTGATGAATTCGTCAATAGTTTCTTTCGATACTTGCACAGCAACTTCTTCGACTTCTTGCACATCATCGCCCATTTCTAAAGAAGTTTGTTCTTCTTTTAGAACTTCAACTGTTCCGTCGTTATTTACAATATATTCGACATTCGGTTTATTGGTCTGTTTGTTAACTGGTACCTTGTATTCTACTGTTTCTGGTTCGATGGTCGTTGATACTGTTTTGCCTAAAAATTCGTTTAAACTTTCATATTTTCCTTTTAATGAAGCGTTGCTAACCACTAATAGTACTTCGATATTTCCGTTTGATTTAGATGTCACTTTCTTTACTTCTGGTCTGAAATTTACTTGTTTTGTCATGGTAAAACCTCCTAGTAGTTTGTGGCTTGTCGCCAGTGATAGTTAAAATTATTTGTGATGAATGGTTTTTTCTCATTAAGCGGCTTAGTTACGCCTTGTGTAATGACTTTAAAATCATTTGACCTAATAACAACCGCCTCGACTGGATGACCATATTTCATGGCAAACAGTCTAAATCTAAGCTTATTTGATTGATCAATGCCATAGGCACCAAAACTATTTTTTATATCGATCACATGTAGCCAATTGCCATCGTGATCCTTGATGATAAAATCTGGTGAATAGGCAATGCTCGAAATGTTCCCTCCTGGTATTTCGCACTTCTCGTGCATTATAAATCTTGGGTGTACTTCAAAAGGCAGACCGCACATTTTGACAAATCGCTGATAAAACTTTGCTTCTTTTTCCGAGTCAAATATATATCCATCAATCGTGACTTTATTTCCTCGCTTATTCAGGGCTGTTGGTGATTGCATTGTTTTAACTCCCTTTCCTTGGTCGCAGTTTCCGCTCGAACTGCTTTTCCATCTTTGTTGCATTCAGGACATGGAATAGGTGTTGCATAATTAAATCTGTCTTTGCCCCAAATCACGCGCTGATCTTGACATCTAACACACTTCATTCTTATTTAGCCCCTTTCATCCAAGCTTGGTTATCTTTTGTTGCTTTTTCAATTGGTTCCTTTTTAAAATCTACTTTGGTAGATTTTGCTGTATACCTATTCGGTTTTTCTGGCATTATGATGGCTTCCTTTACTTCTGAAACAGTTCCGCCAGATACGATTGTTGCAATAGCTGCTGTCTCTTTTTGCTCAAATAACACAGCATCTTTTAAATTGGCTACTGGTCGACCATCTTTGCCAAGATAGGCTGAAATTTTCACTACATACGGCATTGAATGATTCCCCTTTCTATCGATTTGTTTTTAAGGCTTTAAAATGCGTTTTAAGCCGTTTTTCTTTCTTTATATCTATTTATATTCACTTGATTGTAAAACTGCTCTACGCTTAATATATTTGCTAAAAATAGCATTTTAGATGCCTGCTACTCGTTTGTCTGATGTCCCCTCAATTTTCATCACAAAACCTTGTGAATTACTCATGATGCGAGAAAGAATTCTCTCCCCATAAGCTTGGCTCATTTCTTTACCAGTTAAGTTCGTAGTAAAAATAGTTGCTTTATTCTGCCGAGCTTCTACAATGCGATTCAAGGTGTCGTTATTGAAGTTAGTACTTTTATTCCTATCATCAATTTGTTTAACTCCCAACTTGGCTCCTAAATCGTCCAGAACTACTAAATCTGCGCTTTTGATTTCTGCCATCAAACTACCTGTTATCTCTTTTCTGGCTTGCTCATCATTCATCGCAAATTTTAGCTGTTCTAAGAGTTCCGCATAGCTAATAAATAAGCAGCGTTTATCATAGTTTGATTTCTCCAACACTTCCCAAGCCGTTGACATAGCTAAATGACTTTTACCAACACCACTTTTGCCTGAAAGAATCATATGAATTGGTTTATTCAAAAGAATTTCAGTTGTGGCTCGATTTGCAATTTCAAAAGCAAGCTTGGTTTCTGTGTCTACTGTTTTGTAAGTTTTAAAACGACAATTAATTAAATTTTTGTCGGTATAAAGCGAGCTATATTTCAGGTAATTAATCGCTCTGGCTTTCAAACTATCGTTAAACATTTTCTCTGTTTCAAGGTCTTCTGCTTTTTTGCGTGCTTTATAGCCACATTCCATGCAAGTTGGCGGACATCTATCGGACCCATCCTTGTTTTTTGCACGCCAAGCATAAAGATTTCCTCCGCACTCTGGACATGGATCAGGTGTGATATAAAGCAACGTTTTAATCATTTTTGAAAATCCATCTGATGCTGACTGCATTCTTTCACTTCCTAAAATCCAAGATCATCGTAATCCGAATGACCTGTATTTGATTTCTGTTGCTTGGTTGTAGTACGTTCTCTTTTTACGGCTAATGCTTTTACATCATCTAAAGTTTTAACGCCTTCTTGTTCCCAATTTCTCAAAATACTTTCAGTGTATTTGAAATTTCTAGCATTTGATTTTGCGGAAATTTTTAAAGCTTCACTTACTAATTCAGTTGATAAATCATTACACCAGTACTCTAAATTTTGAGTAGTGACCGAATTTAGCATTCCAAAAATTGATTGATAAAGTTGAAAAACTGACTGCTGCTCTTCTACTACTACAACATTCTTTTCATTCTTATCATTCTTTTCATTCTTGTATGTTGTCAACGGCTTGTCACTCGATTGTCTTTGGCTTGTCAACGGCTTGTCACTCGATTGATAATCAGACCAATTTTTTATTGTTATAACGCTGTATCTTGCGTTTGATTGGATTGTCAATAATTCTTCATTTTCAAATTTCTTAAGCCATCTCCATAGCGTTCGCCATGCAATCGCTTTGTCACTCGACGCTCCTTCGTTGTACTCTTTTGCTATCGCATGGGCTCCCGTGACGAATTGTCCGCTTGTCAAGCGTACTTCTTGACCATTAAACAAAAACTTCCTATCTTCATGACTTGCTTTCATTAAACAGAGTATCCAAAGCTTGAACATATCAGAATTGGTCCAAACGAATGAATTAGTCACTTTTCTATACAATTTTATATATCCAGTATTCATTCGTTATGCACCTCCTATAAATCGTCCATACTGGTAAAATTTGTAATTTTGTTGTGTCCTCTACAATATTCACAAATTCCACAACTAACTGGTGCTTCCTCGCCATTTTTCACTCGCACAACACGCTCGATGTTTTCTTTTAATTCTTCTAATTCGTAAATCATTTTTTCTTCACTAAGAGTGATTAGTTTTGCTTCACTAGGTGTTTGTTTTGAAACGGCTGCAATGAGAGGAAGAAAATTTTTGTCATATTGTTGCCGAAGCAGTTCGCAATAAACAGCCATTTGCAACACGTAACCGAAGCGTTCAATGAAGTTTGCTTTTCTGTTTAAACGTTCATCCCATTTCTTCTCATGCATATCTTTGGTTGTTTTGATGTCTACAAAATACTTTTCTTCTAAATTCAAACAATCAATTTTCCCTTTCCACATTGCACCACCAATTTCACCTGTGACGATCACTTCTTTTTCACCTTGATAAATATTTAAAAAGGCTTCTTCTTGTTTTAATCTTTCAATCATCTGCTCCGCAATTTGGAAATCTTTCAGTAGGCCAAACGGTTTTCTTGAAGAGAACATCTTGCTTTTATTTTCTTCTTTAAATGCTTCATGAATTTCTGGTGATTCAAAGTAAGAATGAACATAATTACCAACTAGCAATGCTTTTGGATCACTCTCTGGTGTCCATTCGCCTTTTAACTTGGCAAGAGCTGCAGCTTCACATTCAAGAAATTTTTTATATTGAGAGACAGACATATAAGCTAGGTCCGCTTCAGTTGAATAATAATTTTCGTCAGAAAGGATAATCGTCTTCTTCAATCGTTGAGACATCAGCTTCACTCTCTTTCTGATTGGTTTCATAACCAGCCATCACATCTAAAGTTTCCTGAACTGGTTCTTCTAAAATTTGGTCCGCCACTTTCGTTAAATCTTCTTTTTCAATTGGTTTGGCTTGTTCAATGTCGTTTTCTTGCTCAATAACTTTTTTATTGTTGGTAAATATTTTTTCTTCGAGTACCGCTGTTTGTTCTTTTCGCTCTGGTGTCACATCTTTTCGTTCGAATTCATTTTCGAGTGTGTCTTTAGCAGCTTGCACAAATAAATCATTATCGTTACTAGTGTTAATTAAATATTTAGCAGCTCGATTGATGACAGTTCTTTTTGCCATTTCTTCTGGGAAATCGTTTTGAACATTTTTTGTTTTTGCTTTACTCCATGACTTATCGATTTGTTTTTTAGTCATGACCGTTGTTACTTCTTTACCATTTGCTAGCTTAATAACCACATAAGCAGCCTTGATGTCGTTGTCTAGGTTTTCGAAGGATGTTTCATGTTTAGCAACAACTAAGTCTGGTCCGTCCATAGCAATTTCAAATACATCGCCTTCTCTTACTACAACAGGCGTGATATCTGCCCCTCCTGTTACTCGATCTAATACAGCCATGGTTCCGAAATATGAGCGCATAAGCTGGACCTTATTTCCATATTTAATGAAATAGCATTGTTTCTTCGCAGGTGATAATCCTTGGATGACCATATCAAGCAAGGCATTAGAAATAGATGTTTTAGTTTCTGGGTTGTTAGCTGCCAACTGAAGAAGGTTCCCTCCTGAATTGTTAGTTAATTCAAAGAAAGCACTTTTCAAAGCATTCTGCGGGCTATAGCCTGGTGGCATTTCTAACCCTTGCTCTTGCAATCTATTTAAATTTCCGATGACTTGTTCATCTAAAGATCGTTGTGTCATTTGTGTTAAATCGTTACTCATATATTTTTGCTCCTATTCTTTGTTATACTATTCGTAAAAGTGAGGTGATTATGTTGCTGAATTATGATGTTGATAGAGTTGAAAAAATTGATACTAGTGAAACAGAGCTTGTAAATCTTTTGCTTGATCATGGTTGGAAAATATTATCAATTGTTCAAGAATCTATTGATGGTTCTTCGACGTTACAAGGTTTTGCGTCATCATTCTTTATTTTGGGTGCATCTAAAGAAACTGCTGAAAAATATCCCATTAAAAAATCTAAGGATGAACTCGAAAAACTCATTGAGAAAAAGTACGGTTTTTAGTAACCGCATTTTCAAAATAGCGGTCATCAATTACAGTGATGACCCTATTTATTTGTTCATAACTAAGACCATGTTTTTTTATTACCTTTTTTAACTCATCGTACAAGGCTGTTTCCTCAATATCTAAATCAAAACCTAAAATTTCACGTTGATCCATTAAACTCATTCTCATTATCAATTGCTTTCTATTCATATTTGTTTCTCCTCTTCTTCGTCATATTCCCATGTTGGCTCTAATGCTTCTTTTTCTTCTGGCGGCTCTTGTCTAGCTCCTAATGAATCAAATTCAGGCATTTTCACCACTCCCAGAATATTTTGGTTTTGTTTTCTTCAAGTTCAACGTGATCAAATCCTTCTGTTTCTAATTGAGATAAAAACGTTGATGTAAGACCTTTACTATTCACCACGCAACTTGTATTACCATTTGCTGCTGCAGTTCGAATTGATTGAATAATTCTATTTTGAGCATTCGCTAACATTAATTCGTAAACATCATCACTCAAACCTCTTACTTCAATCATTGCAGGTCACCCCGTAAAAATGCAGTTAGTAATTCATCCATAGATTTTTCATTTGCAGCATCTTCGGCTCTTTCTGCTACGCATTCTGGGCAATCACAAGATTCGCTTATGCTTAATTGCTCTTTTAGATCACCTAATAATTTTTGCAAGAGTATAGCTAACCCGATAACTGAACCACAAAACGCAGTACTTCCTTGGTCTGTTTCAAAATTTGCGGCACATAGAAGAAGTTCAACATTTTGTGCCTTACATTCTTTCTCAAGTTCAATAATCATTCTTTCAATTTTTCTATTCATGTGGTACACTCTCCTTGAATTTGATATTTGTAATTGACCTACTTTGATGGCCGTCGAAGTGGGTCTTTATTTGTTGTTCCATCTTTTCATTCCTCATCATCAGACATCTTTTTGTAAATTCTTTCATACAGAGTCAATTGTCTTTCAAGCTGATTTAATGTATAAACGCTATTGTGTTTACGTTGATTAGATTGCATAAATTGCAAATTATTCTTCAATACATCGATTTTTTCTAGTACTACTTCTTTAACCATTTCAGTTTCATGTTCATTCAAAACCGATTTAGTCTTAGTTTTCATATGTGGTGGTATAGCTTGTTGTCGAGTTGGTAAAACAGCTCCTGTCCTACTATCTTGAAATGTTGGTCGTGAGTTCATTTGTTGAATGGTTAAACTATTTATTCGATTTTCAGCTTCACTTAATCGTTCACTAATTACCCAATTATGAAAACACAAGATAGCTAATGGAATTGCGACTATTCCTATTACGTCGAATACATTCATTTACTTCACCTCGCGATTCTGTTTCCTCTTGTAATGTTCACCAGCGTTATCGGCGATCCAACTATTAAATGAACATAATTCAACGACAAGGTTATAAGTCATCAATATTAATGCGTAAGTCAATAAAATCTTTCCATCTGCTTTTGTGCCAATCAATAAACCTACTCCAAAGATATATAATCCGTAGGTTAACCTATTTAGGTTTCTGTACATTTTTTTCATTTTGTTTTTTATCGTCCTTTCCTTTAATAGTATACGTATGCGTGATACCTGTTTTACGTGTCATAACGTTACAATATGCTTGACCTAATAAATCAATATTTACTTGATCTGCCATTTTATTCACCTCACTTGATATTTAAGATTTTTTTGATTTTCTGAACTTGCTCTTCTGAACGTCTACGACCATGAAGAATATCTGACAAGTAAGGGCTTGAAATCCCCAGTTGTTTTGCTAACCAAGATTGGTTTTTGCCTGCACGAATTAGAGCTGCTCTAACATCAATCGCTAAGTCTTGTGACATATTTATTACTCACTCCCTTTTATTTTTAATTTGTAAGCTAAAAAATTAGCTAATTTAACAAAATACGTTGACACATTTCCAACTATAGTGTACTATTTATTCATAGCTAAATAAGCCTTATAAAGACTAGTAAATGAACACCTTTACCGTTCCCCAACGATTTTTATGTTTTATTTATTGGTTTTGTTTGAGAACTTATTAGCTAATAAATTAGCTTACGAGAAGAGTATATCCAACTTTAGTTAGATAGTCAACTATTTTATCAAACTTTTTTATACTTTTTTCTTTTTTAGCTATAAGAAAGCGTGGGAATACTGATATGACAACCTTTGAAAGGATACAAGAACTTGCAAAAAAACGTGATAAAAACTTAAAAGAGATATCAATAGAACTTGGTTACAGCAAAAACTACTTATATACGTTAAAAACTAAAGAGCCTGCTGCTGACAAGTTAAGAAACATTGCCAATTATTTTAATGTTTCTGTTGATTATTTATTAGGTCGTACTGAAAATCCAAACCAAGCTAATGTTAACCCCTCTGATGATTTGGATGAAGTTTTAGACAATATGATGAGTTTTGATGGTGAACCACTTGATGATCACGATAGAGAAGTTATTCGTGCTTATTTAAAAGGAAGATTCGGAAAATAATTTAAAGGTTGTGCTATATGAAAAGTATCAAAGAGTTGGTGGAAGAATATGAAGTAGAGTTAGTTTTTGCGCCAATAAATAAGCGCGCATGTTACGAACCAGTCGATAGGATAATTTTCGTAAATCAAAATTTATCTATTGAAGAACAAGAAGAAGCTATATTCCATGAGTTTAAACATGTGGTTTCCCATTCGGATTACATGGAGTTATATAAAATCCCTTCTTTTAGAAATAAGATGGAAGCTGAGGCAGATCATCATATGTTTAAATGCCTTATTGAAAAACATGATGGGCAATTTAATTATTCTAATGTGATTACACATTACAATTTAAAGATGGGGCAGGAAACTTATTTAAAGTAAAGTTTATACAAAGTGAGGAATAAATTATAATGAAAAAAATGAATTTAATTAGCTTACTAACTATCGTATCTTTTAATTTTATTTTATCTGGTTGCACAGATAATTCTATATCTATAGAAAATAATTCTGCTAAAATTGATGGGAAAGAAATTACTATTTCTAACGTTGAAAAAAACAGTGAAAGTTTAAATGTTAAATTCAAAATAGATTATAAAGGAACACCATCTGGGTTTAATAAAGAATTTAAACTAGGTCGAGGGAATCATTACTTTGCTGATTCTGAAGAAGAAATTGTAAAAAGTTATAATACATCAACTGATAATGCTGAAATAAAACTACGTTCAAGTAAAGAAAATATTGAAAAAAGCAACAGTATTGTAATCGTAGATGACAAGTTTAACATTATCCATACTTTCAAATTTAAATAAAATATAATGGTGAGTTTATGACTAAAAAAATCTATAATTACTCTATTGTTGCTTTAGCATTAATTTCAATCGCTTTAGTTATTTTTGATTTTTCAAATGTCATTAATATTAGTAATCCACCGTTTAACATTATTGATAATTTTATCTTAATCACATTTACAATTGACTACATTGTTAGATTCATTATTTCAAAAAATAAAATCAAATTTTTTAAAGAAAATATTTTTGATCTGATTGCGATAATTCCTTTTGATGCTATTTTTTCTTTCTTTAGAATCGCTAGGTTATTTCGAATAGCTAAAATAGCTAGACTTGCAAAGCTAACAAGAGCGATAGGTGTGGTTGGCAAATTAACAAGAAACACTAAATCATTTTTAAATACGAATGGATTTTTAAATGTGATTTATTTAAGCTCAGTTCTTATTGTTATTTCAGCAATGATTTACTCATATGCAGAAAATGTCCCGTATATTGATGCATTTTGGTGGGCTTTAGTGACAACAACTACTGTTGGTTATGGCGATATTTCACCAGCTACGCCATTAGGTAGAGTTGCAGCAATCATTTTAATGATTTTAGGAATTGGATTTATTGGTATGCTTACTTCAACTATTACTGAATATTTTAATAAAAGTAATAATGAAGATGAAGAATCAAATGATAAAATTGAAATACTAATTAATAAAATTGATCAATTAGAAACTACGATTGAACAACTAAAAGAGGAAATAAAAAAATAACGCACCCTCCGACCAAGAAGTTGTGCGTTAAAAATAGAACCAAAATAGGCTTATTTTGTTACGCCTATTTTACCAAAAATAATGAGGTGAAACAATGGTAAATGAAATAAAACAAGTTGCGTTATACATACGTGTGTCTACAGATCAACAAGCTAAACATGGTGATAGTTTGGATGAACAACAACACACTTTAAATGAATACGTAAGACAACAAGGAAACATGAGAGTATTCAAAACTTATATAGATGATGGCATTTCAGGTCAGAAACTATATCGTGATGAATTTCAAAAATTATTAGATGATGTTAAAAAAGGAAGAATCGATACGATCTTATTTACAAAATTAGATAGATGGTTTAGAAATTTACGTCATTATTTAAATATTCAAGAAATACTAGACAAAAACAATGTTACTTGGTTAGCCGTTACACAACCTTTCTTTAACACAGAAACAGCAATGGGCCGTTCATTTGTAAATCAATCAATGGGTTTTGCTGAGCTTGAAGCACAGATGACTTCTGAAAGAATACGTGCTGTTTTTGATAACAAAATACGAAAAGGTGAAGTCGTTAGTGGAAAAGTTCCCCTTGGCTACGAAATCAAAGACAAACATCTTGTTCCAAATGAAAAAGCTGAAATAGTAAAAGAAATTTTCCAATACTATTTAGAAACTGGTAGCATGCGTGCCACCGTTAGACATTTAGAAAATCATTTCAGCATGACAAGAGATTATCAAAGCGTTCGGCAAATGCTTACTAATAGAAAATACATTGGTGAATTACGAGATAATAAAAATTTTTGTAAGCCTATTATTGATCGTGACGTATTCGAAAGAGTACAATTACAACTTTCAAAAAATATTCGTATGAATAAAAAACGCGACTATATGTTTACTGGATTGTTAGTTTGTAGTGAATGTGGTTGTAATTATTCCGCCACGGCGGTTATTAGCCGATATGTACGCAAAGATGGTACGACAAACCCTAATGAAAGACATTTATATAGATGCACCAAAAACCGTAATAACGCAAAAAAATGCAGTAATAAAAAAGGTATATATGAAACTACACTAGAAAATTTCCTTCTGGAAAATATTGAAAAACAAGCAGCAGAGCTGTCTGTAAAAATGCAACAAGAACCCGAAGTAAAAAAAACTAAGAATACTAACGATAAAATAAAAAAGAAAATAGATAGACTAAAAAAAGCTTATCTAAATGAGGTTATAACATTAGAGGAATATAAAAAAGACAGAGAAGAATTAGAAGCACTTTTAATACCTGAAAGAGATAATAAAATTGCTAAAATTGATTTGAACTCACTGCATAACTACTCTACTGCTGAATTTAGAGATGGATATAAACAGCTAACTATTTCGGAAAAAAGTTCTTTATGGCGGCAAGTGATTAAAAATATTGTGGTTTATCCAGATGGAAATTTGAAAATAAATTTTTTAGGATATTGA